ATCCTGCATTATATAAAATACCCCTATTCCAGTCCTTTTCGTCAGCTTGTTCAATAATGTAAATTCTGTAAATGATGCCAGAATTTTGCTTCATTACATTCTTGATATTTTTAATCCAGTCACAAAGCTCTTTCTTTCTAAAATGCTGTTCTCCTATTGCCCTATGTGCCGCCAGCCAAGCTATTTTCATAGCTCAAAGATGGCCGCCCCATTACGCACCGACCAATCCTCCCAGAGCAATTTTCCGAATCCCTTTAGCTTGTGGTAGTTTGCCCAATTCTTCATAGCGTTAATATCGTCCAAGGCGATGATTGCTTTATCTGCCAAGAATGGCCTTACGCATCGAAGTTCTGCTTCCCCAGAAAACTCGCAACCATCAATCAGCACAAAGTTAAAATCTACATTATGCTCAAAGTGGATGTCCTCGATTGCGTTGGTTGAATACTGGAAGGCGGTTTCTAGGCAGACATTATGCCAGCCCAAAACTGTTTCTAGCGGGTATTGGTTGAGGCTTGTTTTGGTGGTTCGATAAAATTCCTCAATGTCGTTCTTGTTCATCCATAGCTTTGATAGGGTTGCTGTGCCGTTGATGGCAACGCCACCTCTTGCAGATAGGTTCATCGAATGCCTACCGATGCGGTCTGGGTGGTTCTCAATACTGAATAGCCTTTTTGTCCTAATGCATTGAGTCGAGCCATCCCCAGTTCCTCCACCGATCTCTAGGCCAACATCCAGCCCCTCGCTATATTTTGCAAGGGCTTTTCCAAATGAATCGTTAATGGTTATCTCTTGCATTTTGCCATCCCTGCTAATGCTTTTTTGATTGCGTACTCAATCACGGCTTCTGGGTCGTGCTTTAAGGCAAGCATCCCAGCCTCATACAATTCCTTCCCAGCCTTATCATCATAGGTAATATCCACTAGCACATACTTTGTTTTGTCTACGCTAGACTTGCCGAAGGTAATCACACCAAGTCCCTTCGTATCCTCCCCCTTTTTTGATTTCCTACATCCAATTATTTGCTTTGCGTTTTTCATAGATCGCTTTTCCTTTCTCGTAGAATTCTGGCTTGTTGTGGTTCTTTAGTTGTTCGTCTGGTTGGCCGCCGGTGAACATAGGGTTATCGTGCTTAAATTGGATTTGTCTAGCCTCAACCACCACTTGTTCTGCATAGGCTCTGTCCGTGAACTCGTTGTCTGAATAGATGCCGTCCGAGTCTTGGTAGTCTGGATGGAATAGATGACCCTGCTTCTTAAGCCTAGATTGCGTTAAAATAGCCATACAGAGGAGCTTGTCTTGCCGTAGCCCATCTGATATTGCCAACACTTTCTCTTGCGTTGTATCCCCAATAGCGGTCGAAATTAGGGCATCCCAATGGCGGGGTGGTGTCCAATCATCGCTCATTTGAATAACAATGTCCCCTTTGGCTATTTTTGCCCCGGCGTTCCAAGCGTTAATCATCCCACCCGGATTGCACCTAATGGCTTGGTGGGGGGTGTAGTCGATGGGGTCGTTGTGATCAACCATAAACAACCACTCAATTTCTAGGGGATTCTGGGCCAAAGAAAGCCACATCCATCGTCTTTGCCAAGCAACTTGTGGCCTCCCTCTTGTAGCGTGAACGATTGAGATTTTAGGGGCTGGTCTAAACTTGCGAATCTTCTCTGCCTCTCCCATTTCATTAACGCACACCGATGCCGTCTCATACAAATCCATCGCTTGCCAGTTATAGATTGCCTCAACAAGATTCCAGTAGTGTACCTTGGGGCGATGCAAGGCCATACAAGCCCTACCAGCACCATAAGCCTTGACCCAGTTGCCTTTCCCTGCCCAATGGTTCGCTATATAAAAATAAGCCTCTCGGCGGTCTGGTTGAAGGGATATGGCTTGCCCAAGGTATGAAAGCCTCTCGTTTTCTGGAACACATCGACCAAGATTACAAAGCACATCATATCGAAGCGTGTCCTCTAACTCTGGAAAGGCCAACGCTCGCATACTGGAATCAATGCACTTGTCGTATTTGCCAGACAAAAAGTATTCTTGGGCTTGGTAGTATAGGGCGTTGGGGGCAGTAGATAGCGTGTCCTCTAGGATTCTAAAGTTCCTTTCAGCACTTTTGGGCTTATACCCGGCTGGCTTGTGGATTCTGAAAATTTTGTCCACCCCGACTGTCTTGTTTGGCTCTCTGCAAACTAGCATTTCGTGGACTCGGTTCTTCCAGTAACAAGTGCCTTTCTTGGAGATTTCTTCTCGGAGTGGGATGAGTCCAGCATTGTCCACATTGTATTTTAACGCCACTAGGTGAGCGTCTTTCTCAACGGCAAGGTCAATAGCCTCTTCGACAACCTTCGCCCCATCCTCGGCCATTACATCGTCAGCATCTACCCATAAACACCACTCGTTTGAACACGCACCAAGAGCCGTGTTCCTTGCGGTCGCAAAGTCGTCTATGTGAGGCCAATCAGTTCTTTGATTTTGGTAGTGAACGATTTTTGCACCCAGACCTTTGGCAATTTCTTCTGTTTTGTCTGGGACAAGATTCCCCCTAGCGATGCAGACAACAAGCTCCGCTGAAATGGGTTTGAAACTTTCCAAACATCGGCCAATGTATTCTTCTTCATTGCCAGCAATTAAATAGGTGGAGATAGGATATTTCAAGGGGATTTCAGGGTTGAGGATTTTAGTTCATAGGGATGTCAAAAAAGAAAAGGGGGGAGAGACTTTCATCCCTCCCCCCTGTTCTATGAAACAACCAACAATTCTTTAGGCGAAGCTAGTGGTGATACGAACGGCCGCATTGGCGTCAATGACGACTTCATCGGTGTTCATACGCACACGCAACACTTGGCTACGGCGAGCTTCGTCACGATAGCTTTCAGAGACGAAACCACCAGCCGAGTCACCCGACCAGACCAAGGTGCGCCCGATTCCACCAGCGGTAAACTCGCCACCCGCCACTTGGCCTACGATAACCTTGGCCGAGCTGATTGCGAATGAGCCGGAGTAGCTCTTGTTTTTGCCTGCCGTGTTGATTGCCGCACGACCAACAAGGAGTTTCTCAACTCCCAAGGCCGCCGCAATTTCAGCTTCGTTCAACAAGCGAGCACCAGTATTCGAGATCACTCCGAAGAACTGATTCTGCAAGAGGGTCGAGCGTCTGATCAATTCAAACACATCGGCGTTCATTGCAACGCAGTTGGCTTCGTAGCCCAATTTCGCGAGAGCCAGCTTGGCCGCCGCCACATCACGAGCTACATCGATAGTTGCGATGTTCGCTTGGGTGTAGGCAACTGCCGCGCTTTGGTCAGCCGTGGTGAAGGGGGTGCTACCAGCGAAGAGCAAGGTGTTGACCCGAGCTTCGTGGGAGAGCTTCAACTGACGGAGCAAGAACTTGGCGGTTTCGCTCTCGTAGGAGAAGAAACGATTTAAGTCCTTGACGCTCGAATCATCAAGCAATTCCTCTAGGCCGAATTCTTCCGTGCTGTAATTTGCAGAACTGAAGGAACGAATGCCTCGTGCATACGCCGAACCAGCATCACGAGCCGTTGCATTGTTGGAGAGCAACTCTGCACCGCCGAGTTGAACCTTGAGGTAAGTTCCGCTCTTTGCATCTACATTCTGCAAAGGCAGAAGCTCTGCCCCGATTAAACCCACATCAGCCGTGGGGGCTTCGATCAACGCTTGGTTGATGTCGGCACGAATTGTTGAACCGCCTGCGATATAACTCATTGTTTTATATTCTTTCTGGGTTGGTTAAATTACTGGGTTAAAGGAACTGCAACCTCGACTACTGCATCAGCAAGAGCAGTTTCGAGAGCAACTCCAACAACGCCGACATTGGCCGCCGCTGTGGTCACAAGGCCAGAACCAGTCGTGGCAACAAGGTTGCCAGCGGTGATCCCGTACTCGGAAGTTGCGAAGAAGGTTGGGTAGAACAGCTTGACTGCTCCGTTGTCGCCAGCCGCCACATCGCTAATGGTAGAACCAACGCAACGAGCAGAACCGGAAACAGCCGCACGAGCCGCTCCATCCGTGTGAATCTCAACGAATCGGTAAGCCGAAATCGCAGAGGCGAAGTTAAAGGTGCGAACTGCACCGCCGTCAATGTTTGTAGCCATTTTAGTATTATCCTTTGTTTAGAGTTTAGAGATTCCCCGAGACAATGCCTCAGAGTACTCCTTGGGGTTGGACAGCATCACGGCTTTCATCGCCTTGAGCTTGCTTGTTCCGTAGTCGCTATGGGCGGCCACGAGAGCTTCAAAAGTTTTGGGTTCTTCCTTTTTCTCGGAAGGAACTTCGATTGAAGGGGAGGCGGGGATGGGCTTAATGCCGAACTCGGTCAAAACTTTCTTCACGACTTCGCTCATCTCCTCCTTGGTCTCCTCTTTCTCATCTTCATCTTCTTTTTCGATGACGATCTTGGGAGCTTCCGAGGCCATCTCCTCTTTCTTTTCCTCATCCTTGGGTTTCATCGCCTCTTCCAAGGCGGCGAGACGAACTTTAATTTCGTCCATATCTTTTTTGTAATCTGTGTTTTCCATATTGGTTTTGTCCTTTTTGTCAAGTGGAGATTCCTCCACGGCTTGCTTAACTACGGCTGGGATGCTCTTGCCTCCCTGCACATAACCTAACTTTTCCATAAACTTCACCATCTCCTCGAATAATCCATTCGTGGCGGCTGGGCTGGAAACTAAATCAGCAGAGGCGATGCTCTGGGGTCGAATGTAATCCTTGCCATTGATGGTCTCGGACTCATTCACAAAGGCTAGGGAAATTCCAAATTGGTCGGGGGCTTCGGAAGCCATCTCTTTGATTAGGCCGTAGTGGGGAGAGTTGCGGAGAAGGCGAAGGTCGGCAACCAGCTTGTCTCCCTCAATGCGGGGGTTTCTGGCGAACCCGCAAACTGCCTCCAAACCAGAGCCGTGATTCATCTTAATTTTCACGCCATTCTTGGCTTTCTGCATAATTTTTAGGGCGGTCTCTAGGCTTGTTTTATCCACGAAAAGGTCGTGTCCTTTAGCCTCTCCCACCTCCAAAATGCTCACCCCGCCTAGCTCCATTTCCTCCATCTCCTCGTCCCTATAAGTAGAATAGGCAACCGCCGCCCTTTGCTGTTCGTCTGGAAAGTCGCTGATAGCTTGCTCGTCACCCATAAAGCGGGAAACAAAGTCTTGTTCGGATTCGTCAGCAGAGGGAATGAGTAAAGGCATAAATGCCTAGATTATGTCAAAGGAGATCGCCGTCTGCCGCTCGGTATGACTTCTTGACCTCACCCCCGCCAGCCATCTTGAGAAACTTGTTCACCCTAGCCATAGCCCAAGCGTTGCGTGAGTTTGGCTTTCCCCCGGTAATAGTTGGCCTAAAGCTGGTAGAGAACGCACCCGCCCCCCTGCGAAACACTTTCTTCAACGCTCCAAGTGTAGGGGCTTTCCTTGAGGGGTGCTTGTCTTTGAACTCGGCAATCTTGTTCTTCAATGCCTCCTCGTTCTCGGCTGAAATCTCTATGTCACCAGCTTTGCTTCGGGTGGATGCCGTGCCTTCGGGGTTCTCCTTCGAGCCTTTGATTCGTTCCTTGGGAGGGGCTGGGGTTTGGGAGACTGGTCGGGCTAGTTCTTCTTTTTCTTCTTTTGGCAAGTCCTTGGTTTTGCCATTGAATAGGCTATCGATGTAAATATCCATAGCCCTATTGTAAATTTCTTCTGAAAAATCTTTTTCCGAGTATTTCATTTTAGTTCTGGCCCGCCAAATTTCTTGTAGAGATTATATACATTTTTACTGTATTTCTTTCCACCTATATGCCCAGCAAAAGTTTCTGCAACAAATTCTAGCGGATTAGTCTGTGCGTATCGGCTAACTTCGCCAGCTATTTCTTTGTTAGTTGCTCCTTCTTGCTCTTTCCCAAAAAGCTCTGTCTTGAGCCTCCTTGTCTCTTCTAGTCCTATTGATTTGATATGAACATTATGAGCGTATTCGTGTGCAAATGTATCAGCAGACGAAGTCCATTTGCTTCTTACATCGCCAGCCGATGTCATAACAACCTTATCGTCTGGCCTATTGTATAATTTTGAATTAAATATCATTTGGATTTTGCCAGTTTCACTCGTAGTCGCCACGGCATAGGCATTTGAAAATGAGGCATCTTTATATGTTTCTGCTAGGTCTGTTGTTAGAATTTGGTCTGGCGGTGGAATTGAATAACCCATCTTCTTTAATCTATCAAAGGATTCCTCTATTTCTTGTGCCCTGCGTGAGTTTGTTGGGAGAACTGTTAGGATGTTCTCCTTCATAAATTTTTGCTCTATTCTTGATATTTCTTTTTGGCCTTCGGTTTGTTTTTTTGGTTTTCCTAGTGGCTTTGGTGGAAGGGGTTTGGGGGGTAATGGTTTCCCTTTAGGCGTTTCTTTCTTTTGCTCTGTCGGCCTCTTATAATCCTTGGGGAATTTCCCGCCGGGGCGGGTTGGCGTATAGCCTCCCTTAATTGGTGGCCTACCATATCCTACGGCACACTTGTTGTCTGGCCCGAAAGTTCCCCCCTCATCTTGCCCACAATCTCTGCCAGCAACGAACTCGGTTTTCTTGTCCCTCGCCTCCATCTGCCCAACTACTTTCCTTGCCCAAGCATAGCCAGCATCGCCACCCCATCCATTCCACGCTTGCCATCCTTTCCCCTGCTCGTCCCAAGTTGCACCTTTCTTATCCACTTCGTGCCTATCAAAAAAGGCTTTCATTCGTCTGGCGGTGTCGGGAGATAGCTTCACGCCATTGATTAAATCCCTAGCTCTGGCTATGCCTACTGGGGTCATTCCTCGTTGGCTGGCTGGTTTCCCTTCTCTAACATCCAAGGCTCTTTTAGCGGCATCTCTAGCCCCTTGTGGTGGGGTAAAATCAATCCCATCGTATTTTGCCAACTCAATCCCGCCCATCATCCCCTCAATCAGCATCTTGATAGATGCGGGGTCGAGGCTTTCCAGAATCTCTAAATTACTTTTTTTTTGAGAAGTGCCAGCGGGGGCGGTCGGGGGCGTAGTAGGTTCTGGGGCTGGGGGTGTTGAGCCTCCCGAAGTATCCCCGCCTTGGTCTTTTCCAATCTGCTGTTTCTCTTCCTTGGTCGTTGGAATAGTCGTGCCAACATTGACCCCAGCGATGATTGCCCTTGCTTGGTCTGGGCTGATGGTTGGGAAGGCGGCGGTGATGATAGATACTGCACCCTCCTTGGAAACCGCACCCATAGCCACGGCATTGATAACATTGATAAGCGAAGCGACTTGTGCCCCATTGAGTGAAGCACCACCAAGCATATCCTCGTCCGAAGGTTGTCCAGCGGGTGTCTGCTCGCCCTCGGCTGGGGTTGCTTGTGCTTTTTGTGAGTCTCTGGTCAATCCCTCTGCGGCGATGTCGGAAATCGTGTCGGCTGAAACTTCGTATTCCCCAGCCAAATCCTTCACCAGCTTGGCCTCAATAGCCCTTTGTCGCATAGCACTTTCAAAGTCTTGTCCTCGCTCGGCGTAGATGTCGGCGGCGGTGCGAAGGCCAGTCTTAAACTCGGATATTGCGGAAGCGGATTCTCTGCCCAAATCAATCGAGACATTCGCCCCGAAGTTGAAAATGCCCCTAGTCGTTCTGCTCCCAACATTGTTCTCGATCAATCCCCTAGCGACTCCATCGGCAATCACGATGTTCTTAATGGGGCGAAGCACTTTATCATCTAGTAGCTTCTGGTATCTGCGGAAGGTGCGTCCAGCTTGTTGCATCTCAAGTCTTGCGGTCGGGCCAGACATAGCGGAAGGGTCAACGGCGAAGCTGTAAGGGATGCCAAGGCCAAGGCAGATATTGCGGAGGAGAATCTTGTGGAACTCTGCAAACGCACCAGAGGGACGGCTTGGGCCATCGGGGAACACGATATCTTCACCCGGCTCTAGGTAGGAGATTTTGCCCGACTCAATCGCTTCTAGCTTAATCGTGTTCCCATTCAAATCTTCATCGTTTGTGAGCGAAGAGAGATCAGAGGCATTGTTGTTGTTTCGCTTAACGATGCCAGCTTGGGAGCTTGCATTTTTAGCGGCCATCTTCTCAAAGTTGATAATATCGTAAATGTCGGTTGCATCATTGATTGCGGTATGGAAAGCAGAGACTCCTCGGTACTGGTCGATGCGGAGTGGGTCGAACAAGTGAAAGGCTTGGCTTGAGGGGATAGTTGTCTGGAAGGTGTAGAAATCCCCGATGCTTCGGTTGTAGATGTCATAGGCACTTCGGGCACCAG